CGAAGATGTTAAAGACTGGAAGAACAAATTAACAAAAGAACAGAAACAATTTCTAACACACATTTTCAGATTCTTTACACAAGGCGATATTGATGTTGCAGGTGGCTATGTAAAGAACTATCTACCACATTTTCCACAGCCAGAAGTTAGAATGATGCTAATGGGTTTTGCTGCACGTGAAGCACTTCATGTTGCTGCATATTCACACCTGATTGAAACTTTGGGCATGCCTGATGAAACATATAATCAGTTTCTTGAGTATCAGGCAATGAAAGATAAACATGAATACTTCATGAATCTATCAATGAAAAAGCAGAATGTTGAATCTGTTGCAACAAACATTGCCGCATTCTCAGCGTTCACAGAGGGTATGCAATTATTCAGTTCATTCATCATGCTATTAAATTTCCCACGCCATGGTCTTATGAAAGGTATGGGTCAGATTATCACTTGGTCAATTGTTGATGAAACAATTCACACAGAGTCTATGATTAAACTATTCAGAACATATGTCGAAGAAAACAAAGAAATCTGGAACGATGAATTAAAAGGCAAAATATATACCATTGCAGAGAGAATGGTAGCACTTGAAGATAAATTCATTGACCTCGCATTTGAACAGGGTGCGATGGAGAATTTGACATCCGATGATGTTAAAAAGTATATACGCTATATCGCAGATAGACGATTGATATCACTGGGTCTAAAGGGTGTATTTAAAGTTAAGCGCAATCCATTACCTTGGGTTGAAGAAATGATTAATGCGCCAACACATACAAACTTTTTCGAGAACAAATCAACAGACTATGCAAAGGGTGCATTATCAGGAACATGGTCTGATGTTTGGGCTGAAAGCAAGTAACATATATAAATTGATTAAGGAGAATCATAATGACTACTGAGAAGAAAAAAGAAAAGATTAAACCAATTCAAATCTGCACATCAACGAAAAACACAGGACAAATCATCGTTACTGCTTTATGTGATAATGGTACTGTATGGTGGAAAACAATTGGCAGTGATGATGAATGGACTAAAGTTAACCAAGAAATTGAATAATGCTATTTAAATACTACTGTGACCACTGTGAATCTAAATTCAAGATTATATACGAAGAAGAATCCTGTGATGATAATCCACACTACTGTCCGTTTTGTTCAGAATATTTAATAAATAAATATGAACAAGACGAACAGGATGATTAATGTGGCTTTATAACAATACTGAATTTACACCAGGGCAAAGCGAATCTTTCTACGGATTCGTATATCTCATTGAGAATACTGCTACCAACAGGAAATATGTTGGTAGAAAGTATTTTTCCAAATCTGGAACAAAACAAGTAAAAGGTAAGAAAAAGAAAATCAGAAAGGCTTCTGATTGGATTAACTATTGGAGTTCCAGTGATGAACTGAAAAGTGATATAGAAAAATACGGAAAGGAAAACTTCAAACGACAAATTCTCCATCTATGTAAGACACGCGCATCATGCAGCTATATGGAAACATATGAGATATTCATGCGCGGTGCTTTAATTACAGACGAATATTACAATTCATGGTGCAGTTGCAAGATTCATAAAAAACACGTAAAAGGTATCATATGTCAAGAAAAAATACAGAATCAGCCAACACAGAAAAGCAGTCTCCCAAGCCAACCAATCACTTAAAAATAAGAATAGATGATTTAAGAACTTTTGACCCATTAACAGATAATCAAAAAAAGTTTTTTGATGCATACAAAAGAGGTGATTATTTCATAGCACTCCATGGTGTTGCAGGAACAGGTAAAACATTCTGTGCATTATACAAAGCATTAGAGGAAGTTCTTGATAAATCTAATCCATTCAATAAAATCATTGTAGTAAGGTCAGCAGTTCAGGGCAGAGAAATTGGTCATTTGCCTGGTGATGTAAAAGAAAAGATGGAGATATTTCAACAACCATATAGACAAATCTGTTCAACACTATTTGAAAGACGCGATGCATGGGATAGACTTGAAGAACAACATTTCATTGAATTCATTTCTACCTCTTTTATTCGCGGTATGTCATATGATGATGCAATCATTATTGTTGACGAAATGCAGAATCTTAATTTTGAAGAAATTGATACCGTAATGACTCGCGTTGGTTATAGGTCCAAGATAATCTGGTGTGGTGATTATAGACAAACAGACTTGAATCGCAGAAAAAACGATATGTCAGGTATAATTAAATTCTTTGATATCGCACAGCATATGGAATCGTTTACCAAAATAGAATTTACGGTAGATGATATTGTAAGGTCGAGTCTGGTGAAAGAATACATTTTGGCAAGAATGCAACATGAGGACTTTCAGTATAAAAATTCTAATGTGTAGTGAGTAAACATATCAGCTATAAAAGACTTGATTTTTTGCTGCAAAGCAATATATAATAGTGATAGTTGTAAAAACAAAGGAGATTATTGTGGTCAAGTCATTTTTAAAAGCTGTATCAATTATTTTTGAAACCGTAAATGAAGCACGTATCATGCAAATCAAGATGAAATCGAAATACCCACACATTTAAGGATAAATTATGTTTAACTATAAAGAATTTTTCACCTCATTAGTTGATGTTCAAGCAGCAGCAGCAGTCGCATCAATTGACGCATTTTCCAAGTTTTCAGGAACAGATACATATGTAAAGGAAGCAAAAACATTTGTTGAAAGTTCTAAGGAAAATGCCAAAAAAATCATCGAAGGACAGTATTTCTTTTCAGGAAGCAAAAAGTAAGTTAAAAAGTTTTATTCCTGTCATCAAGAACGGGTGGTTAATTAAATTTTCCACCTTTTCTGGTGAAAATGTGCTGTTAGTATTCATGTCGATTCATACGCACCAGATAATTGTTCGACATTATGATTCCGAAGATTTTGCTGTAAACTATATCAATTTTGTAATCGGTCACGATTCCACAAAGCAATGGGCGATAGAGTAGTAGGTAATTATAGACTCAAGAATTGTAAGCGATGTGGTAAAGAACATCGTAAACAGGGACCATATTGCTCATTATCTTGTGGTAATGTCCGCGTTCATTCAGAGCAGGACAAACTCATTCGCAGTATCAAACTAAAAGAATATCATGATACACCAGAGGGTATTGCAACCAGAAGAAAACTCAGCAATCATCATAAAAAACGTGCAGAAACTAATCATGCACGTGCAAATGGTGAATATATTCTACAGCCAGATGATTATGCCGTTCAAATACCAGACTTTGAAGATGATGATAAGATAATCTGGTGATATAAATATAGCATTATAAGGAATAATCAATGGCTATTGGTACATCAAACGTAAGTTTTCGTTCATTACAGACAGAATATGGTGGTTCTAATCCCATATCGTTTTCTGAATATTATAGAGGCGGTGCCTATGTTCTAGCGCATCCCAATAATACTGGTGTTGCATCATCTGGTGCAATCAAAGTCAGTGCGTTTTTCAGTCAGTCAAAACGTTGGATTGTTGCTGTTACAATATCAGCAGATACATCTAATTTCAATCTTCGCAGTTTTTTGAATTCAACATATGGCGATTATTCATCTATTCCTTCTGATGTAACAGTAACTATCAATTCAGGAATATATGTTTACTCAACATCAACATCAACACCAGCTTTTGATACTGGTGACGGTTGGGAATCTACCTCAACAATAACAATCGTCAACAACGGTAACATAACCGGTATGGGTGGCGCAGGTGGTGTTGGCTATAATGGAGCCGGTGCTGCTGGTGGTAATGCTATAAATCTAAGATATCCTGTAACAATCAATAACACAAGTGGAAATATTTTTGGTGGTGGCGGTGGTGGTGGCACTGGTGGTGGCAGGTATTGGATCGCAAACGATAACTATTATGCAGAAGGTGGTGGTGGCGGTGGTGGTCAATCATATAGTGCATCATCGGGCGGTGCATTAATATATGGACAAAATTTAACTGCCATAGGTTATACTGTAACACAAAATGCAGTAGCAGGAAGTAACGGAACAGTAAGTAGCGGTGGAGCAGGTGGTGTTGGATATCAAGTTACATCAGGTGGCGAATCGCCAACATATCCAACAGCGGGCACAGGTGGTACAGGTGGCGGATGGGGTGCTGCTGGTAACAATGGCGATACGGCAAATAATGAAGGTGACACTACAATTGTTCCTAACAGTTTCGGCGTCGGTGGTGCAGCAGGTAAAGCTATCGAACTTAACGGATTAACAGTAACGTTCACTGGCGGTAACAACGGCACACAAGTTAAAGGCGCACAAACAACACAGACAACATCTGATACAACATTTACACAATACACAACAACAGGAAGAATATATCTTGTAACGATTAACACAAACAAATCAGATTTCAATCTATATACACATGTTGGTTCACCATCAGGAATTAATTGTGATGTAACAGTGACAATTGGTACAGGTATTGTCATACATTCAACATCGGCTTCGTCGCCAGCGTTCACAACAGGAACAGGATG